TCGAACTTCAAGTCGTACGATGAATTGAAAACTCATCTTGACCGTGTTCTAGGTGCTGGTGGTGTTGCTGGTGCAACTGCTGCTGATACTGATGAAGAAGTCGCTGAGTACGTTCCTCGCGCGAAAGCAGCTGAAGCGCAATCTGCTCCAGTAGCAGATACTCCAGCTTCAGATGAAGATGATGATTTGGATTTCTTCCGAAAATTAGCTGGTTAAAAGAAAGGGAGCTTCGGCTCCCTTTTCTTATTTCACTGTCGCCCCGAGACCGCCCGAAGGAAACCCCCGTCTACTGATTTCAACTTCGAGTGCTGGTAAATTAATAATTTTATTATTGGTAGTGTCGCCACCTTTTTGTACCACAAAGTTTTGATTACTTGCCTTGGCTGGATCTTTTTCTCTGGCGTTTCTAATATCATTTTGTGCTCGTAATAGATCTTCTGTTGTGAAACTTTGTAGCGATTCAACTTTGTATATGTTTTTCAGCTGCTCGGCTTCGGAATCAGATGGTCTTATTTTTAACTGTTCCTCTTTAGATAATTTTGCAAACTCTTCTGAGAACACTGACATTTTTTTGAAATCTTCTGATTTAGTTCCTGTAAAGAAATTGAATAATCCTTCGGTTAACGAAGACACCATTTTTTCACCAAGAACACCACCAACCACGGCACCAATTGCTGCGCCGATCGGTCCACCGATAGCAAAACCAAGCGAACCCAAAGCCGCAGCGCCACCAAGTGCTCCAACAACTGATCCAGCAGTTTCTACGCCAGCTCTCGTTTTACTCTTTCCTTCTTCACGCTTTGACATATACTGAAATGGTGCAGATATAATTGTTACACCTGCGGCGAGTCCTGGTACGGCTCTTGTGACGCTGCTTACTCTACCAAGAGCACTGGTTGGAGCAGCAGCACTAAGTACGCTGTTCAGACCGTATCTTCTTACAGTTGCTAGTGTGCCAAATCTTTGACGGAATCGTGCTTGGGATGCAGCAGTGTCTATTCTTCTTGTTCTACCACCGCGACCACCTTGGCCACTACCACCTTGGCCACCACCACCACCAGCGCCACCGCCACCGCCACCGCCACCGCCAGGACCTGGAACTGGACCACCAGTTCCTGTTCCACCAGCGTTAATAACAGAATTAGGAGCATTAATTACTTTAGGACCACTAATAAACTTTTCTTTTAATCTTTCTAATAATGTAAATGTTACAGCTTTTCCTAATTGATATATCAATTTGCCAACAATAAATGCTGACAGTAATAATAACGCTTGTTTTAATAATTTTACAGGATCGAGAAGGTCAGTAAAACTCAATAAAAAGCCTGCTATGAATGGTGTTAGAATAGCAAATAATTTTTCAAAAAAACCAAAACCAGTGCTTACGAGACTCATACCAGCATCGGCTAAGTTTCCTTTTAGACGTTTTCCAAGAGCTTCTCTGTCTTCTTCTTCTTTTTTTAGATTGTTTGTAGGAGTTGCCGTTGATGCTCCCAAAAGATCTGGCATTCCTTCAGTTATTAAAGCAACATTCTCAGCAATATCCATTAAGGTATTTGAAATGTCTAGTAGTATCTTTGCAGCGACTGGATCTTTAGATCGAGATACACTGCCTAGATCGTTCGCTTCTCGAGTCGCAACATCTTTTTCTGCTTCCTTAAATGCATCTTCTTCAGATGTACCAGGGTTTTCTTCCATTATTTTGGCAGCTCTTCTTCTGGTGAGCATTTCAGAGAAGCGATTTTTAGTTGTAAGTGTTGTATTAAGTGCGCCGACGCGTTTGAATTCGTCTGATTGTCTCCAAGCAGCTTGAGATGCTGGGTCCATGTTTATGGCTTTTTTAGCGTCTTCCAAACTAGGCGCAGGAACACTTTGTGCGACCAGATCATCAATAAATTGTTGTGCTTCTTTCAACAACCACTGTTCATACAGTCGTTTGTATTTTTCGCTTAAATCAGCCATAGTTGATTACCTTTTTCTTTGTTCTGCTTCTAGTCGTTCTTTTTCTTCTTTTAGGTGTGCTAGTATCATCCCTACATATACATCACGCTCAAATGGCACCCACGATTCTATATCTTGTAGAGTATAGTTATGGTGTTGCATCAAAGCGAAATTAGTTCTGTAATAATTCGACAGATTGCTATAACCTGTCGTTAGGCGAAAAAACTTTGCATGCCCTCCAGTCTTATTTCTTTTTCTTCTCCAGCTCTATTAGTGTATTTGATATCAGCATACACACGAGGAAGATCTTCAAAGAATCCTTGTATTTTGAGTAAATCTTTTGAACGCAAACTCATAACAAACTCATCTAACTCAGATGTAGTATAGTTGCTTGTTTCATATACCTCTTCGCCCTCGTAAATCTGAGAGATACAATCACGAACTATTTTTAACATCAAAGAAGAATCCTCTGAGTTGCTTTGTAAGCCTAGCAATGATTCATAGCTAGGGTAAGCCATCATGACTTTGATGCTATCGTCGATTTCAATCAGCTTGTTTACCGTCTGCTCTTTGACCTTTACTTCGTCTAAGTTCAAATCTATCTGATATTTTGAACCGTCATCATCTTTGACTTGTATCTCTACGATATTGGAAACAGATTTTGATCTTAGCATCAAGAAGATGTATTCGAGGTCAAAATAAGCTAGAGTATCAACATCAATCTCATCTACGATACAGTTATTAATAATTTGCTTGTAGACGTTTATAATATCAGATAATTCCGAACTTTCTTTAGCAATTAAAAGAAGTTTTTCTTCTGCTACAGTAAACGAGCGATAACGAACAACCTGCTTGGTCGAAGGAATTTCGATAGTAAACAGCGGTTGTTTAATTTTAGGTAATGCCATTGTAATCTCCAATCAATAAAATAATTAAGGTAATGTATTTATCACTTTCTTTGTACCAGATCTTCTCTTGCTGACGCCATTTCCAGTAATAAAGTTGGCTTGTGAAACGATTTGGTTTAGTTGATTTGCTGTTGTGTTTAGTGCACTTCCTGGTCCAGCTAGGTTTCCTAGAGCAGTTAGTTGTGCCAAACCACCCTTTGCGGTTTGGAAGCTTCTCCAGTTAGTTTGGAACTGTTGTATTTTTCTCTTCGTGTCTGCGACCTTGCCGAGGAACTGTGACAGACTGGTTAAGAAATCTGCTTGTTCGGCTGCATCAGGATCGACTGAAGTATTAGTGCTTGATATAGGAGCATATGAATATCCAGTCTTAAATCCAAGACTACTTTTGCTGAATTTAGCAAACTTGAATTCATGTGTTCTATAAGAGAATGTTACGTTGATTCTAGCAAAGTTATCAGATTCGCCCCAATCTAATACAATATCGCTAATTTGAATCGGAAAAACTTCATGCAGAGTACATTCTACAATAGCATAATTACCAGTAGAAGGTGTTGTTGGCGCATTTGGTGTTCCTGCTCCTTCTGCTTCTGTGTCACCATTAGAACCAGCTGGTTCTGGCATATCGTCTGGTGTTCCTTCTGTACCTCCTGTACCAGCTAATTGACTTACGATGTATATTTTTAACTCTGGACAAATATATTCGCTGCGATATGAAATACGATTAGTCCTATTTCCAGGAAAATCTTTGCCGATATCAATTATACTTCTTATCCACTTATGAAACAAATCTAAAGATTTCGCTCGCGAAGCGTCAACATAGAATGTCAACTCGATGTCTTCAAGCATCGTGTCATAAGGCATTTTGATAATATTACCATAATTATGTCTTCTTAAACTTGTTGTAGCAACGCGCATTCCTGGAAGTCTTGTTGCTCCACATAAAAATGCTACATCAGCGTAATCTTTACCACCAGCAGCTTCTGGTGGTGAAAACTTTACCATGAAATTAGAAGGAGTTACTAAACCAACTTCTGGGAAGTTTGCTTTGAATTGTTCAATAGAAAACTGATTGAATCCTTGGGCTGGTCCTGCGGAAACTGATCCGTTGTTTCTTTGAAAGTCATCTAAAGCATTTTGAAGTCGTGGGTCATAATCTGGAGAGCCAGGACGACCTGTTACAGTCACAGCTCCAAGCGCAGCTGCTTCTTGTGAAGTTGAGCCTGTCAAGTTAAAACGACGTCCAGGTGTTTCTGGTAAATTACTCATTAGAGCGTGCTCCTGCTGTTTTTCCAGACTTGTTCTTTGGTTGCTTTCTTAAACTGTTCAGATGGTAGAAATATAGTCATGTTCCATTCTTCTGGCGGAACATATATTAGTTCAGATCTAACATGTGTATGCAAATATTGTTTGAAACATGGCTTAAACAAATAGAACCTAGATGCTGCGATCAGAAGAGGGTAGCTAATCTTGAGTCTGGTTGTTTCGTTGCTGACTGTTCCGTTCACCTCTGTTTCCAACAGCAAGTCCATTAGTCTTGCGCGCAAAAACGGAGGCAGATAATGCAGGTTCAATCCTTGGAATCCACCTTCTGTTGGCTTTATGTAAAAAATCAAAGGAAAGCGATCATAAAATGGAAGTTCTCTCTTGCCTTGTGGATCATAGACAAACATATACATTCTACCAATTTTTCCGCGTTTTCTTTTGCGATCTGATTGGTCAATAAACTTCGCTGGTGCAACAGAAGCCTTGCTAATATCGTTGTATCTTTCTCTGAGCCACTTTACAGATTTCTTAGATCGATCGGTGACGTCAAATCCAGCTTTGATGGCTTGATTCACTAATTTAGTATAGATTGATGCAGCCATTAGCCGTTTAATTCCTTCTCTGTTATAATTTGAAACTTCCAGCCACGATCTTTACAGTATTCTTCCGCAGCTTTCCATTTCGATTGATTCTTGCCCCAAGTCATCACTTCGTTGATATAGCGTCTAGTTCTTCGTTGCTGTTTCTTGGGTTCGCGAGTCTGAGCCAATGGCTTAATCTCAACGAGGATACTTTCTATCTTACCATCTGGTGTTCTTTTCTTAAACCAGAAGTCTACAAAGTATCGATGTATCTTATTATCTGTAACACAACGATATGGCACTACAACTTCTTCTGAGTTCCATTCAAGCACATCAGAATGAGTATCAAGAAAGTTCATAAACTTCAGTTCTAAACTTGACCTATAAATAACCTTAGTCGGGTCACCCTTATATTTAGCTGGGTTCTTGACCTTGTATCTTCCTTTCCATGCCATTTTATCGCCTAAATAAAGATATATTCAACAAGGTATTTATATGCAGAACCCAACAGAAAAAACAGCAGCCACTAGGGCACTGACTATGGTTCCAGGACACTATGAATTATATTCTAGTAGAGCGACTCTTGGGCTAATCTGTAGACCAGTAAAACGAATTCCTAAGAAAGATAATAACGATGTAAAAAAACTTGTAGATACTGCAATTGACACGCAGAAGCAGGCAACGCCACCACCAACACCGCCAGCAAACGGTGCACAAGGCGCAGGATCAACGCCAGAATCTGCATCAGTCGCGGTTGACAATCCAACACAAAAAGCAGCTGAGGATGCAATCGGGAAGGTGCTCGGTGGATTTCGTGCAAGATTATTAGTTCAAGATGAGATCGAAAACAAAACTTCAGATTCAGAAGATGAATATGGTCCTTTGATTAAAATGCCATTACCAGAAAAAATTAAAGACTCATTGAGAGTAAATTACTCTACAGTTGAGTTGGGATTTGCTGCAGCTGGTTATCTATTTGGTGAAAATGTCGCCAAACCATTTGCAGAAGGAGCAGGTATAGCCGATACTTTAGTCGGAAATGCTTCTTATGTTATTAGAACTTTACTTTCTAGTATTCCTTCAATTGGTGCATTGGCGCAAAAGTCAGCAGGAAATATTCCAAATCCATTTACTGCTGCTATTTTTGAAAAAGTTACACCAAGAAAATTTAATTTTTCTTGGACGATTCAACCACAGACTGCAGAAGAATCTAAAAATCTAAGAGATATTATAAATCAATTCAGATATTGGTCTTTACCTAATCCGAGTAGTGATGCTCTAATTTTAGATGTCCCATATGAATGGGAATTATCGTTCGTCGGCACTGATTTCTTATATGCGTTTAGTCGCTGTGTTATGGCCAATCTTGATATAGATTATTCACCAAATGGCTTTAACGCATTTATGATTGACGGTGCACCACAATCTGTAACAATTACGATCGATTTTGAAGAAATATATCCACTCGATAAAGCAAATATGGATGCTAAGGGTGTACCAGAATCCATGAAGATTGAAGCTGGAAAAGGTACTACTAGAGCAGAAAACAGAGCACTTGAAAATCTAGCAAGAGAAGAAGCAGCAATTAAACAACGCGCGCAGATCGCGGCTTCTGCTACGAAAGAATCCGAACTTGCTGGTGAACTTAGTAAAGCTCTTGAAACATCTGAATTTAGAAATAACAATAAAATCGGCACAACAGGTCCAGATGGCATAGTGGTAACTGATGCCTCTAGAATAGACGCAGACCAGAAATATAATTCAGCATTATCTAATTTAGAAAACCAACAAAACCAAACTCAGATAGAAAGAACCAAATTAGCAGAAATAACTGGTGAAGCTGTACAGGCGCCAGCTACACCGCCAGGAGGATAATAAATGGCATCAAAATACTTCAAAAACTTTCCTCTGATTACATACAACAATACTCTAGTCAGAAACATTATGCTCAAATCTTCATTTATCGGAGAATTGAATCTTGGCGATACTGCATTCTACACTTATGAAGTGACAGACGGAGAGCGTCCGACTACAGTCGCATTTAACTATTATAATTCTATTGATTACGTTTGGTTAGTATATTTGTCTAATCAAATCACAGATCCTTATTTTGAGTGGCCACTCAGTTCACACGAACTTGATGCGCATATAATTAAAAAATATGGATCGTTGCAAACAGCTCAACAGACAATTGTTGAGTATAAGAGCATCTATGATGACTATGATATAACTACTCTTGACACGTTTAATTATTACCAACAAAATAATATAACAACTGAATACCTAACACCAGTTTATGGTTATGATAAAGAAGTTACATTAAATGAAAGTCGTAGAAATATTCAGTTAATTCCAGATACGTTTGCAGAGCAGATAGCATATCAATTAGAACAAAGTTTAGGATAATATAATATGGCACGCGGTCGCGGAACTACAAAACACATACATATGACATTTAATCAAGGAAAAGTAGATCAATTTTCTTGTTCTTTGATGTTGAGACAAACACGTGATCCAGATGAATCAAAATCTTATTCGATAAATGAATTTATTGATAACTTCAGCATCAGGCAGTCTTTATTAAGATATAGTATGAGTTTAGAATTATCTATTCGAGATTCTGCTGGATTGGTGGATGAGTCAATTCTTAAATTAGGAAGTGTTTTGGAATTATCTTTGTTTAGAAAAGAAGATGATCCGCTAGCAGATACAATAAAAATAGTATTTTATGTTACCAATATTCATAGTTCTGTTCAGTCACAAACACAAAATGAACGAGTCTACGATATTGTTGCTTATACTTTTGCTGGCGTTTCTAATGCTTGGCCATTTACACAAGTCTATCCAGCTGGAGAAACTCCAAGTAATATTATAAAAGATATCGTAAAGAATAAGTTTACAATCGTCCCCGAAGAGATAGGCAAAGATGACATTGATTGGATTCCTACAGAAAATACTCTAGATACTCCGACTATATTCAAACAGGTTGCTCCATTTGATGCAATTACAAATATGTTACGTCGAAGCGTAAGAACTACTGAAAAAGATAGCACATATTTCTTTTATGAAGATACAAGAGGATTTAAGTTAAAAACTATTGGTGATATGACTAAGCAAGAATATTTGAACAATGCAATCAAATATACTTTATTACCAGATAAAAAGATAGTTGGTGATTTTAAGAAAGATCATTACAAAGTTTTATACTTGACTCAGCACAGTTCAGCCGATTACTTTAAGCTAATGGAAAACGGAGTGCATTCTAGCGAAGTAGTATACATTGATTTATTGAATAGAACTGTTGGTAATAATAATTCAAAACATCTATTCAAGTACACAGACGAAGAGCATAGAAAAACATTATTATCTCTTGGTGAATTTGATGCGTTTGATATTACTACAGAGATATTTGAAAGAGAAGGAAGACCAGATCCAGGCACATCCGCTTCTTTAGATACGTCATATGATATTACTCCAGCAAGCAAGATAGCTTTTTCAGAAACTGCTTGGGATAGAACAGATTATATGCACGATAAGTATCCTTATGATGCTGCACAAAGAGCTTTGTTCGAGCAGAACAAAGTTACAATTGAAGTTTATGGAAACCCTGAAATAAGACCAGGAAATATCATCTATCTAGAAATACCAAAACAAAAACAAGAAACTGGATATTCCAAAAGACTAGATGGATATTATTTAATAACTGGGGTAAGACATAACGTAAGTGGTAATAGATTTCAAACACTTATAGATTTACACAAAGATTCGTATTTTATAAATGTTTTGGAAGGCGAAAAAAACAACTCAGGAACACAATCTTAATATGAGAAATCCTTATCCAGATTTTGTTTGGTTCTTTGGTACAGCTGAAGATACTTCTTCGGATCCATTGAGACTCGGACGCGTTCGTGTTCGAGCTACTGGCTTTCATCCAAGCGCAGATGTGTTATCAACAGAGCAACTGCCTTATGCTTTAGTATTAAATGGTGGAGCTGCTAGAATTAATTCTGGACAAATGGTGCTCGGTTTCTTTATGGATGGCGAAGAAGCACAGCAACCAATTATTATGGGAGTATTGGGCGGTGCTACATCTTCTGTTGAAACACCTTTTAGTACGAGTCGTGTTGCTGGTTATACAAGTGGATTAAGCACACCTACTGCGCCGAGTAGTGCTACGGCTGAAACAACGCCAGAAAGTAGACCTGTATCTGGTACTTGCCCTAGCATAAAAAAAGGATTAATTGAGACTGCAAGAGCTTATAGTGGGTTCAATGAAAATAGAGATAAAGCGTGTTTAATGGAATTATTTAAGTCTCAAACTGGTCAAACTGCTGATCCATCTGTAACTAGATGGTGCGGATTTTTTGTTGGTGCAATAGTTCGTTCACAAGGTTATCCGATTCCAGCGGGATTTCCTTCTGTTTCTACGTGGAGATCAAATAGTTATGGAACAACAATTTGGCAAAGAGGCACTAAAGAAAGTAAACTAGATGTTGCTAATATACGACCAGGAGACATTGCAGTTTTCCTATGGAAAACTGGACAGCATGTTGCAATAGTAAGTAGACCTGGATTTGTAGGAGGCAGGATTTCTGTAATTGGTGGAAATCAACTCGATAGTGTCAACGAAAAAGCCTATGAGGTAAATAGCAGCAAGGGTACTGGCTACGGTCTTGTTAGAGTATTAAGACTACCCGCAGCGAGTGCGCCTTAAACATGAGAAATCCTTATCCAAAATTTGTATGGTTCTTTGGTATCGTTGCAGATGCCTCTTCAGATCCACTAAAACTCGGTCGCGTGCGCGTTCGGGTTGTTGGATTTCATCCAAGTTTAATTAACACACAAGATCTTCCTTGGGCACCTGTTCTAAATGGCGGTGCTGCCAGAATTTCAAATGGTCAGATGGTACTTGGTTTCTTTATGGATGGCGAAGAAGCCCAGCAACCCTGTGTATTAGGAACAATTTCTGGCGCAGTATCTGGAACTGGATTCTTTGAGCTTTTGAGAAGAGTTGGTGGCTCAATAAACTCATTGTTCAAAACCAGCTCAGATCCAATCCCTCGTGAAGATTTACCAAGTCTTCAGTTAGGTGGAGAGAAAAATAAACTGGCTAAAATAGAAGCTGAAAAATTCCTTGGTAGACCTATCACTGATGAAGAATGGGAAGAGTTAATAAGAACAACAATTGCAGAAGCATCGTCGGACTCTAAAGAACAGGCGCAGGTAGCAGCTGTTATTTTGAATAGAACTAGAAGTAAATTTGGTGGAAAAGATACTGTTACTGGTGTCGTGTATGCGAATAACCAGTTCCAAGCTGTGACAGGAACAAAATATATTGGTCCTAGTGTTAATTATACAAATCCCACACAAGCGCAAATCGCTTCTGTTACTAACTCAATTCTTACAAGATTGTCAACTGCTAATAAAGACTGGTTAAACTTTACTGCTCTGGATACAGCAGCCTATGGTCCAGGAACAAATCTTGGTTATCGAACAAAAGCTCTAAATACTCCTGGCAGTGAGAGAATCGGCGGCACAATATTCTTTACTGAGAGATAACATGGCAAACATATTAACTAGTGCAAAAGACCTAATAAAATTCGACGCTAATACTACTATTGCGTTGGATCTTAAGATTAGTCCAACAGATACAGTTGAAGCTGTGTCTGCAAAAGCAACACAGGAACTTGGCGATTTAATTAAAAAGGGAATAAAGCCAGAAAACATAGCGATCGTCGGCGCTGTGAGTCAACTGGGCGATATTAACTCTGCTCTTGAAGGCATAACCGCTGGTCTTGGTGCATCATTTGGCGGTGCATTAGATGCCGTTTCTAATTTGCAAGGTTATCTTGATGACCTTGACTCAATTATAAACAATAAGATCGAAATAGCTGGTACGGTTGATGTAAAACTTCCAGATGAAATTCCAGTAAGCGAAGCGATAATTAAAAAGTATGCTAGAGCTGTTCCTGCGCTTGATGCGCTTGGCTTCCCGCAGGTCGGCTTTCCAGATACATTTTTACCAGAAGAACGAGCAGCATCACCAACTCCTATGTCAGATTGGAAAGATAGAACAGCAGTTACAGCAGAATGTGCTGGTGGTGTAACTATTAAAGAAATACCAAGTAGATTTGCAGCGGAATACCCTAAGAACATCTTGGTAAAATCTAATACGGGTCATTTTATCGAGATGGATGATACCGAAGGCGCAGAACGCATTAACATTCAACACAAGAATGGCGCATTTATTACTATTCATCAAGACAAGTCTATCGTTATTCGCGGACAGAATGGTATTCAGCTTATCACTTATGCGGATGGTGAATTGTTCGTCGGCGGTAATATCAACATCACAGTTATGGGCGATGCGAATATCTCTACCAATGGCGATGCAAATATTGATACTGTCGGCGATGTAAACTGGAAAGTCGGTGGTGACTTTAATTTAGATGTTACTGGCGATACATTTATGGCTAATCGCGGTGACATCAAAATGACTGCAAGACAGATTCGTCAGAACGCTGGAGATCCTCGTGTTCTTGATGATGTAAAAGTAAAGACTCACAAACTCGGTTCTTAAACGCTACTAAATACAATTGCACGCTGGAGTAATAAATGTCATTTAGAAAACAAAAACCAATAAAACCAGAACCGATTTATAGCGATTTGAGCACTAATTTTAGTCTGAATGCTATGACTGGCGACGTCGTGCGTCTTACTGAAATGGACGCCGTAAAACGCGCCATCAAAAATATAGTGATGACTAACAAATATGAAAGATTATTAAATCCTAAGTTTGGCGCTGGTATAAATGATTTATTATTTGAGCCTATGACCCCTATGGCAACTATGAACCTTAGGGAAACGATTAGTAATTCAATTAGAACATATGAACCAAGAGCAGTTATTGAAACTCTTGATGTCGTTCCAGACGAGTATAGCCAAACATACTATGTCGACTTAGTATTCTCATTAAGAAACACAAACCAAACAGGAACAGTACAATTCTTTATAGACAGGATAAGATAAAATGGCAACCGAAGGTTTCATTAATAATACTCAGCTAGACTTTGCCACTTACAAGCAAAGTCTAAAAGAATATCTGCAATCACAATCAAGATTCCAAGATTATGACTTCGAAGCGTCTAATCTTTCTGTTCTCTTAGATGTTCTTGCATATAACACCTATCACAATGCGATTTATCTTAATATGATTGGTAGCGAAATGTTTCTTGACACTGCGCAGATGCGCGAATCAATCGTTTCGCATGCCAAAGAATTAAACTACACTCCAAGATCGCGCAGTTCCTCTAGAGTTAGCGTAGATATTTCGGCAGCACCAATAGATACTCCAGATTCAATTACTGTTCCACAGTACTTTACTATTAGAGGAACAGACACTGAGGGATTTACATATTATTTTTCAACTATGGAACCAGTCTTACTGAGCAGATCAAACAATTACTATTTTTCAAATGTAATGTTTTATGAAGGCACCAATAAGATCGAAGTGTTTCAGCTTGGAACAGAAACAACTGAATTAAAATTAACATCAAATACATTAGATACTTCTTCAATCGTATTAGAGATTAGACCATCTATTACTGATTTTACATCAGAAACTTGGAATCGTGCCGAAGATCTATATGGTTTAGATGGAACAGATAAGATTTATTTCGTAGAAGCTGCTGAAGATTTCAAATACAAGATAACATTTGGTAATAATGTTGTCGGTAAAAAACCATCAGCAGGACAAGTAGCAGTTGTAACTTATAGACAATCGGCTGGCTTTGATGGAAATGGAATCTCTAATTTTTCTAGCTATCAATCTGCTGATGGGTATGCTGCAAACACCTTTAGTATTTTTTACGATGGTAGTTCTTTCGGTGGCGCGTTCGCCGAAGATACAAATTCTATTCGTTACAACGCAGTAAGAGGATTTACCAATCTAGGTAGAGCGGTGACGATCGAAGATTATATCTCTCTAGTAAAAGCCAACTTTCCTTCTCTACAAAATGTAATCGCGTATGGTGGCGAAGAATCTACACCAAAGCGATATGGCAAGGTTGTAATTTCCGCGAAGCCATTTAGTTCTGAAATAATGTCAACTGCTCAAAAAGAAGAAGTCATTAATTTCTTGTCTGATAAAACACCTATGTCTATCGATCCTGTTATTGTCGATCCTGAGTATTTGTATGTAAATGTTATTTCCAAAGTTACATACAATATCAATGCTACCACAAAAACTTCTGGTCAAATAAAGAACCTAGTAGTTTCGGCTATTAACACGTTCAACAATAACTTTCTTTCTAACTTCGGTTCGGATCTAAGACAGTCAAAACTATTATCTGCTATCGACAATGCTGATGTTTCTATCGTATCCAACGACACTCAACTTAGAATTTCTAAGAGAATCGTACCACTTCCTGGCACTTCTTTCAAAGCAAACTGGAGCTTTGAAAATCCTTTGTATAGCGAGAACGTAAGATACGTTCTTCCAGTTGGTCACGAACCAATTGTGTATTCAGAAGCATTCGTGTATGATGGTTACAACTCATTTATTCAAGATAATGGCGTAGGTTCGTTGATTGTATATACTACATCAGATGGTACAACTACATCTCTTGGTACTATCGGAACAGTAAATTATGACACAGGTGAAATTAACATCACCGATCTTGTTGTTGATTCTTACGATGGAGATTACATTAGAATCTACGCTAAACTAGAAAACTCAGATATTACCACAGTAACAAATAAGATTCTCCTGATTGATAACGGAGACATCTCTGTATCCACAGTTGGAACTAGAATTTAATGAAAGACATTGAGAAGTTAATTTCTCCACTAATAGAACAACAATTTCCCGACATCTATAAAGACGAGGGACAAAATCTCATTGCGTTTGTAAAAGCATACTTTGAGTGGATGGAACAAACTAATGGTGTTCTTTATGATTCTAGAAGACTCCCTGATTATCGAGATATCGACAAGACAGTTGATGAGTTTATAGACCAGTTCCGCACCAAGTACATGCATGGTATTCCTAGAGATGCCATTGTAGATAAACGTATTTTACAAAAACACATCAAAGAAGTATATTCTGCGAAAGGAACTACACGCGGTTTACAGTTGTTGTTCCGTCTACTATACAACGAAGATGTAGAAGTATATCTTCCTGGCGATGACGTGCTAAAGACATCTGACGGTCGTTGGTATGTTCCAAGATATTTAGAAATGGAATCTAATCCTAATCTTTCTTTATATGTCGGAAAGAATATTACTGGTCGTGTTTCTGGCGCGACAGCTTATGTAAAGGATTATCAATCATTCTATATCGGCTCTAGAATTCACAACATTCTTTATCTTGAAGATTTAGTTGGGAACTTCTCTGCCACTGAAGAAATAGTAAACCAAGAAATTATTGATGACTTAGGAATTGACATAACACAAAGCCCAAGAATTATTGGTTCTTTGTCATCTATTGATGTTACATTTAGCGAGTCAGGATTCACGCTCGGTGAAGTTGTTACTATTACTGATAGTGGTTCTTTTGGTAAAGCGATCGTCACGGGTGTAAAAAAACTAAACGGAATTGTTGATTTTGCGATCGTTGATGGTGGTAATGGTTATAGATTAACATCTACAGTAAATGTATCCCCATCAGCGACTGGTTCTAATGCAAGTTTTGTTGTTGGTAGTATCTCAAATACGACTACGATTAACTTAACAACAACTCCTATTACTGGAG